TATATTTTATATTTTATATTTTATATTTTATATTTTATATTTTATATTTTATATTTTATATTTTATATTTTATATTTTATATTTTATATTTTATATTTTTGGCCCAACCTTTTTCCAAAAGGTTGTAAGGTTGTTCGTTATTTTCCCATATTTTTGGTCCAACCTTTTTTCAAAAGGTTTATGGAACACTTTACTTGGACAAAAGGTGACCCAGCAGAAAAATCATTAAAGAGTGATCATCCGCAATTAAAGGTAGTCGTAGAAAAAGAGGTTACAAATGTAAATTTAGTAGACAATGGTGGGTTTATCAACTGTAATAATAAAAGACAATTGGCGAATGATAAATTAAATGATAGAAATATGATCAGCCAAATTGGCCAGAATCCATTCATGACAAATAATAATTATCTACACGATTTAGAAGTTCAACAAAATTTTCTAATACCTAAAAATTCTAATTATAAAGACGCTTTTGTTGAAAAAACGATGTAAAAAGTGTTGTAAAATAAATACTTAAACCTAATCATTATTAACTATTTAAATAAATAAATGTCTACTTCTACGTGTTCAACCCAGAATTCTCTACTACTCACGAATTTAATGTCATATTATAAATCAAATGATAAAATAGAGCAAATGTTACGCATTATTAATGGCGAGGCTAAAATATCGTTACGTATAGTGGACTGGTTTACCACGAATTATGCCAAAAAACATTATACGGTTTATACTATTGGGGCAAATGATGCAACCACCCTAGCTAAAAGATTTAAAGTGTACGTCGACTATAAGCTGCGGTTACGCTCTTACAGTAAGCTCCGTTTTGACCCTTTTTGCAGATGGGAAAGAATCACGATTCCGTATAAAGAGGATAAATGTATTCAAACCACTATCGGCCAATTGAATTTTTTTAAGTGGGCGTTTGAAAATGAGGTAATTTCATATATTGAGAGCAATTATGCTGACATTGAAAAAGATATGAATAGCCGAAACAGCACGTCAAAGCGAAAGTTAGCTACCGGTACCGCACCAAATGTTACTCGGAAAAAACGTGAAGAGCTCTCTATATCAGCTGCGAAAATTATTAAAAAAGAGGATGTTGAGATTGTGATTAAATTTAATTAATAATCGCTTTGGCTTTTAAAAGCTATAGCGAATAACAATATAAAGACATAAATAAATAGTATTGTATAAGATGGAATCGAAAGAACTAAATATTGTAGACCTTATTGAAAACAACCCAATCACAAAATTATCGAGTGATTATAATGTGAAATTGTTACAGAAAATAAAAGAACAATTTACTGATTTCGAACAGCAACTATTTTTATCTAGTTTTTATTGCTACTTAAATCATCACCCAACAAATGATTTTGTGATTGATTTGGATAGTGTTTGGAAATGGATGGGGTTTCAATCTAAATACAATGCAAAACGAGTATTAGAAAGAAATTTTACAATAGAAAAAGATTATAAAAACCCGCTTCGCTCACCGGCGAAGCAAACAATTCACACCAAAGGTGGTCACAATAAGGAAATTTTTATGTTAAATGTAAAAACATTTAAATCATTATGTTTAAAAGCAGATACAAAAAAAGCTGACGAAATTCATGATTATTTTTTAAAAATGGAACATATTATTCAAGAATCTATAAATGAAGAAAGTAACGATTTGAGAAATCAACTAACTATTAAAACCATTCAATTAACAGAACAAACTATTCAATTGGAAAATGTTGAAAAAGATAAAGAGCTGTTAAAAGAAAAGACCATCATAGATCAATTTCCATTAAACACACAATGTATTTATATTGGAAAAATAGATAATAAAACACTAGGAATACCCGGACATAAAATGTATCATGAAACTGTAATTAAGTTTGGTCAAAGCAATAATTTGGCAGAACGCGTTAAATGTCATAAAAAAACATATGAAAATTTTAGATTATACGCAGCATTTAAAGTTAAAAATAAAATAGAAATAGAAAATGCTATAAAAAAACACCCAATATTAAAAACAAGACTACGTCTAATTACATTGATTGATGATATTACATATCGTGAATTATTAGCATTAAATGAGGAAGAATTTACTATTGAAAAAATGGAAGAATATATTAAAGAAATAATTAAACAAAACGAATATAATGTTGAAAATTATAATTTGCTATTACAAAAGAATGCATTGTTAGAAGAAGAGAATTATGCTTTTAAATTAGCAAATAATGAAAAAGATAAAAAAATAAACGAATTATCTCAAAAATTAGAAAACTATAGCGACACAAATATGAATGACATTACAATAGTCTCTAAAAATAAAATATCAAATAAATATGGTATTTGTAAATTTGGGTATTTTTTATATGTTTTTCAATATGAAAATATGCGATTTATTTGCTCTATAACACGACAAAAAGATTTTGACAGTATATGTTCAACTTTATTAAATTTGTATCCGTCAGGAAGTATGATATATAAACAAATAGTTAATGCTTCATTTTCTGAAAAAAATATGTACTTTTTGTTAAAACGAACAATGACACTGTTAGGCAGTAATAAATTCGAAGGTACATTTGAAAACGTAAAGACCATTATTGATATAACTGTCAGCTTGGAAAAACTATTAACTGAAAAGTCGACAGATTTACCACAATTATTAACCATTATGAAAAATGAACCTATAAATAATGTACCTGTTATTGTCAATTATGTCGATCCCGAAACGCCACAAGTTAAAAAAGCAAAACGGTCGATTGATCAAATTAACAAGGAAACAGGCGCAATAATAAAAACATATGAATCTATAGAGGCTGCTGGTCGTTCATTAGGTTTAACTACTGGCACAGCCATTGGTATTGCTCTACGAGAGAAACGTGTTTGTCAAGGGTTTATTTGGCGTTATACAGGCGTTTCAAGAGAAGAACAATATAACGAACAACCAGTTATAAAAGTATGTTGTTCTACTGGAAATAAAACATACTTTAAAACAATAACAGATGCCGCTAAAGATGTTAACATTTCGTCACCTGCTTTACGTCAAAGAATTATAACACAAGTTCATTTATTAGACCATCATTGGATATTTAATAAAGATATAAAGCCTACACATTATAGTTAATACTGAATGTCAATAGTAAACGACTGTCCAATATGTTTAGACCATATTACCGATGATACTAAAAAAATAACCCAATGTAATCATACATTTCACGATGCATGTTTGACCATATGGATACATACTAATAATTCCTGTCCATTGTGTAGAACCCCATTTAATTTTATTAAACCTATAAATAATAAACCTACACCTGCATCTACACCACTTATCGTTCCTTTATCTTTTTGGTTTAGTCAAAACACAGGGTTAGCCATACCTCTTATAAGTATACCCTTTGCTCTCTATCCCGACCATAATGCTCCTTCAGGAACATCTAATTTTACTAGAATTAATATATAAATAAATTAAAAAATAAAATAAAATAAAATTTGTTGTCACAAAAAAGTAATTAAATATAAGTATTTAAATTTAATTACTTTAAATACTTATCATGGGCAATAGTTCGTCTACCATTATTAAAAATATAAATTTCGAAGATGTACAATATGCAATAAACGATACAACGAGCATTATAATAAATACGTTGGAAGAAACCAATCAAAAATGCTTGATTAAAGGCACTATAGCTATTGATAAAGAAGTCGCCTTTTTAAATACACAACTCGCCAAAGATAAAAGTATTCGAATACTTATTTATGGTATGAATGCATGCGACATCAGTCCTGTAAAAAAATATGACCAGCTTATTAGTATTGGGTTTTATAATGTCTACATTTATTGCGGCGGGCTCTTTGAATGGCTACTTTTACAAGATATTTACGGAAAAGAATTGTTTCCTATAACCACATCCATAGCCAAAGAGAGTGATATTTTAAATTATAAAGGCCGTTGTTATTTCAATGTTAAAATGCTACAACACTTTTGAAAACACTTTTGAGAAAAGTGTGGCAAAACCCGTGATAAAACCCTGTGATAAAACCCGTGATAAAACCTGTGATAAAATTCTTTACTCTTTCTGTCACAGGTTTTATCACGTGTTTTGGCTCAACCTTTTTTAAAGGTTGACTTCTAATCCATTATAAAGCTGATTTAATTGCCGATTCACTCGAATGAATGTAGCACATTTCGGAATATCTTTTATTTTTTTAGCACCTAAATACGTCATACAAGAACGAATGCCACCGAGAATATCCAATAATGTGGTTTCCACTGGACCTTTATATTCCACCTTGACGGTTTTACCTTCACTGCTACGGTATTTGGCCACGCCGCCACTGTATTTATTCATCGCGGTAGTAGAGCTCATCCCATAAAATACCTTGTATTTTTTCCCTTTTACAAGGTCATCAATCAATTCGCCGCCACTTTCCAAATGCCCCGCAAACATGGACCCGCTCATCACAAAATCCGCACCACCTGCATAGGCTTTGGAAAAGTCGCCAATGACCTGAATACCACCATCACTTATAATATGCGCATCAATGCCATGGGCTGTATCCGAACATTCCATCACCGCACTTAATTGCGGCATACCAATCCCCGTCTGTTTCCGTGTGGTACAACAACTGCCATTACCGAGCCCTACTTTTACAATATCTACTTTGCCATTCATCACTAAATCCAACACACCTTCGGATGTACAGACATTCCCCGCAATAATAATCTTATCAGGATATCTTTCTCGGACGTGTTTGCATTTCTCTACAAATTTATTCATATAACCATTGGCCACATCCATACAAATGATGTTGGGATTAACCCGTTGCATTATTTCTTCCAAGTTTAGTAAATCCGCGTCATTGATACCGCTTGTGACAGCATAATAATTTTTATTTAGTTCTTGGCCGTGGGATAAAATATCGGCGGCTGTATAATATTTATGTAGACAAGTAATGACTTTATGTTTCTCCATTTCTTTTGCCATTTCCAATGTACCGGTAGTGTCCATGTTACTCACCATAATCGGAATACCTGTCCATGTTTGGGGCGAATATTTAAATGTAATGGTACGTTCCAACGCAACTTCCGACCTGGAAGAATAAGGACTACGCTTTGGTAGCAATAGAACATCTGAAAAATCAAGTTTGATATCATCTACTATTTTCATTTTTAGTTAGAGCGAATACTATACTGTACAATTAACTATTTATATTCTTTTTTAACCAAAGGTTGTGCCAAAATATATAGAAAAAATAAGGTTTTAATTTTTTTCATTTAATTTTTTGTTGTTTTTTAGTCTTTTTGTTTTTTATTACGTGAAAGGTTTAACATATATGTTTTGGCGCAACCTTTTCTAAAGGTTGGTGTTAAACAATCTCACACCCCGGTGTTGAACTTGGATTTGCGTAGCAGAGCCCCCTGATAAAATAATCGATTCGTTCTAACCAATTGTCTAGCAATTCTGTATCTGCTGTGATGTCACCATTCGCATCAAATACCCGCTTGTGACCTTCGACTGTTTTAAGCCAGTTTTCATGATAGGTGTGGCATTTTTCCAGATAGTCCAATGGTATGGTTTCGCCTTGGCGCGACCGTTTTAAAACCCGTTTATATGCTACATCAGGATCCGCTTTGATATAAATATAATTAATTTTGGGTAATTCATCAATAAATTCATCAAACCATTTTTTATAAATAACAAATTCAATCTCTTCTATTTTCTTATCATCATAGAGCATTTGCGCAAAGACATTAAAATCTGTATAAATGCTACGCTCGGTAATGATGACGTCATAATTGCCTTGTAATGCTTTGCGAAACATGGAAAGCCGGGAAATATAGGCCATCATTTGAAACGCAAAAGCATACTTTTCAATATTACTATAATATTTTTCCAATATGGTTATGCCGTTAGAATCCTTTATAGTATTCCATAGTTCAACTGGCTCATCGAGGAAACAAATAGACAACAGCGTATTGTCTTTTTCTTTATAATAGTCTTTAATATGCTTAAGCAGCGTTGACTTGCCTGATCCAATATTACCTTCAATGGAGATAACGATAGGTTGCTTTTTAGAGGGCCCGACCATTGTTGACGCCATTGAAGCAATAGTAGTATATAGTAATATTTATCTTTTATTATCTTTTATTATCTTTTTACTATTTTATTATCGGTTTCAATTTTGGGGGCGCTGCCCCCAGGCCCCCGGGTGATAAAATGGTGGATTAAATGAGGGGTGTATTATTTTATAATAATTTATATAAATTATCATCACACTTTATCATCGTGACTCTCACCCCACACTTTATAATCGTCACTTACCCCCACAATTTCATCACCCGGGGGCCTGGGGGCAGAGCCCCCAAAATTGAAATAGAAATAATCCACCTAATATAATAATACATTATACAACTATATATTTCAAAGATGGATCTTATTCAACGTAAACTGACTAAAGCAGAATGGACGAGCATTGAAATTCCTGTTTCTAGTGATGAGAAGCGTATTATTGAGCTGATCAAAGACGGTTATGCCAATGTAACTCTAACGCGCAATTATACACCCACGCTGTTAAAATATATGAAAATTGCTAGTAGTGATCAACTGGATACCTATATCTATGTTCAATTCATACAAAAGCATGTAGCCGCCCTCGTGAAAAAATACGGCATACAGAATGTACCAGTGGTAGAAATCAATTCGGATAAACTGAAAAAGGCCGATATTATTCGCATGAGCAATACAGAACGGCAAATTAGCGAAAATAAAAGCAACATGTTTGAGTTTGTTCTGTTGGATTTACTCGAAAAATGTTTCAAATGTAAAGCCAGTAAATCCAAAGGGTCGAAAGGACCAGGGCCAGGGCCAGGACAAGGACAAGACAATTGGCTTTACTACTATTATACATTGAGTGTATTAATCACCTATAATGTAGAGTTGTTTAATTCTACTCTGAAACAAATTCTCAAAACAATTATTGCTGCTCTAGAGTCCGGCGTGGATATTAAAGTCTTGTTATCCATGGCACAAGAAAGTATCGAGAAAAACGACTATTTGCTGAAATACGCGGACGAAACTCTATACGAACATCAGAAAAAGTTGTTTACTCTATGTAAGCAACCTGCTAGTAAGTTGGTGCTCTATATTGCCCCTACAGGCACGGGGAAAACTCTGTCGCCGCTTGGCCTATCCGAAGGCAATAAAATCATCTTTGTGTGTGCGGCGCGGCATGTGGGTCTAGCGTTGGCCAAGGCCGCCATTTCAGCCGGGAAAAAAGTAGCCTTTGCATTCGGTTGTAATGGGGCAGAAGATATTCGTCTGCACTATTTCGCCGCCAAGGAATACAGTATCAATCAGAAATCCGGTGGAATTGGTAAAGTAGACAATACAGTCGGTGATAAAGTG